TGAAATACCTCGACAAGATTACGCATGACGGTTTTTGCCTCATACGTTGCAATAGCCTCGTCCTGCCAAAGTTCGCCAATCCACTTATCGGCAACTGCTACACCAGTATGATTAACTCCTAATCCCATAATAAATCTCCTTAAATTTTATTCTGCACTGAAATTAGTACCGAATGTTTACCTTACTCGACCTTCGGAATATGCAAGCATGATTTCATCTTGCATTTCATTGTATTTTTTCCTATCAGTCTGCATTAGTCTCATAATATCAGCACGTCGGAAGATTTTTTTCGAGGATTCTCCAGTTCCACCTGAATCTACACCAGCAGCAGACAATGCCTTGTTCCTTGCAGCTTTTTCAACATCAGAAACCTTGCTTTGTCTTGTTGCACGTAAATCCTTATATGTAGATAACAATTCATCAGCAGCTTCAACATCGTAACTATCAGCACGTTTAAACAATTCCTGCCTAATCCTGCTTTTGTTAACCCATTCAGAAAAGTCACTATCTTGAATGACCTTCTGATAATCAGGATGTTTTGCCGCTAATTGTTGCTGTGCCAATAATTTACGAGCATTTTCCGCCTGCAATGCAGCAGATTGAACTACTGGATTTCGCTCAATTGCCCTCCGAATTGCCTCATCTGGATTCTCAAAAATATCTACTTCATTACTGACTTCTTGTTCCTTTTGCTTGTACAGTTGTGACTTGATCAGCTCATCAGCAAGTTTACGAATTTCACCTAACTCATTGGCTTGTTTGCCCATCTGGTTTCGGTAAAAAAGTGCTTCTCTAGCAATTTCAGAAGCGCTTTTGCCTCTAAATTCTTCCGGCAAAACATCTTCTATTACACTTTTTTGTTCGTCTTTTGCTGCGCTTTCCTGCTCCTTAATTTGTTCAGAAACAGTATCTAGCTCACTAACATCAGCAAATTTCTCTGCCTCTTGTACATCGCTTTGTTCTTCCATCTTTATCTCCCTTGCACGCTCTAAAACAAGCGCTATGACTTCAAATTAACATATCAAATATAAAAAAGCAAGTACTCACTTACATTTAGAAAAAAAATAAAAAGTTAGTACTCACTTCGCTTTATTCCATTATTTCAGCTTATCTCTGCCATGCTCCCTATTTTTCTTCATGGTTATACGATGGCGCTGTTCTCTGACATTTGCCCATCTCTCATAGTTACTTGGGAAACCATCGTCTGTGCCATCAAGAATGATTGTGCCAAGACCAAGTGTTTTATGTGAATCATTTCCACAAGTATCACACTTAACAGTATTTATAGATGAATCAATGTATCGCTCTGTAATATGCCCATCATTGCACCTATAATCCACCAACAATCTCATCTACTTTCCTCCTTTTGCTGTTCATAACCAACTCTTGTCATTTCCTCCAATGAGAGTATCCAATTCATGATTGAAATTTCACCACGCTTAAAGTGAAGTGTTTTTTCATCATGAATATTCATTATATTATTATTTGCATCAATCATTGATTTAACATCCTCAATCAAATCCATCCATGCCTTAGATGCCATCATGCTTAATCTATCTTCATAATACTTGATTAACATATTCTTATCATTGTCATAATCAATCATATTCATCCTCCAACATATATGCTGCAATAAAAACCAAATCTCTTTCTATATCCTTCTTGAGTTTCAATACTTTCGCTTCTGCTATCTTATGATCTTCAAGATATTGAAGTGCTTTTATCTTGTTCAGTTCGATAGCAATAATAAGTTTTAGGCGAGTTATCTCATAATCAAATCCAAAATCATTAGCCTCAATTAGTTTTGCTCTAGCAAGTTTTAGCCTTATCTCAGCACTATGTTTTTCTTTCTTTATTTCTTCATAGCTAAGTAATTCAAATTCTTTCTTGAATTGTTTTACAGTTTTATAGTGGATATAAGAATAGCTATCCCATCCAGTACCACTACCTTGTCTTGATTCCTGAGGTGCAAGAGTATCAAACTGTAACCAGCTTGCCCTAACATCCTTTGTAATTCCTAGCGTATCAAACTGTATCCAGCTTGCCCGAACGTCTTTTACAACCCCTAACGTATCGAACTGTAGCCAGCTAACTCTGACATCGGTTGCCATTACAACGATTCCAGTTGAATAGCCAGCGCTGAATAATCTGTTATCGCATCACACTGGCTAGGAGTTAGTTCCCTTTGATAGGTTGTCGGAGAAGTTGGCAATGATGCATGTGTCCATGAGGCAATCTCTGTTGATCCTTGCATTAGCCTTACAGTAAGCCCATCGCTATTTGGACTCCATACTCTATAACTCACAACCTGCCCAAAGGATGTCAATGGGTCTGCAACGGCATTCAATGCTATTTTGCAGGTACTAACGCTATTCGTATAAATGTAATCCGAATCATCTGGAGATACTTCATCTAGGGTTGCATATAGAGAAGTTCCAACACTAGGCAACCATGAGCCAACAATAGTATCTGATGATGGTCTGGCGATTGTTTTCTTCTCTACTATAGTTCCAAGAGCAATGCTTAACTGTTGTCCTGTAAGCGCTTTTGTAACATCATCACCAGCTTGAAAAACATTACCATTTGATACAACAACAGATTGTCCAGTTAATCCGACAAATATATTTGAAGATATATTCCCCTGATGAACAGATGCCTGTTGTCCCGTAAGAGCAGAACTAACTAATGAAGATACTGACCCTCCACTTATAACAATGCTTTGCCCATTAAGCGCAAGGCCGATAGATGAAGTTAATGTTCCTTGTGATACAGAGAGACTTTGACCAGTGATTGGCTTTGTAACATCACTACTATCAGGATTTGTTACTGATCCTTGTTCTACAGAAAGTTGTTGCCCAGTTATACCAATGCTTATATCAGATAGTATTGAACCTTGTCCTAAAGATACCTCTTGCCCAGTTATTGCGTTGCTTACATCAGAAGATATAGAGCCTTGCGCTAAGGATACAGACTGGCCTGTAAGTGATTGGCTTACACTTGATTTAACTGTTCCTTGCTGTATTGATGCAGAGTTTCCAGTTACAGAATATGTTACAGATACAGCCAGATTACCTAGATTTACAGTAATTGACTGTCCTGTAAGTGCAAGTGATACATCACCACCACCTGACGATGTTACAAACGGATCGCTTACAACAACATTTGAATCAGTAGTTCCGTCTGACCATACCAATGCAACACGGTAACTGGTTGATGGAGTTAATCCAGTAGCTGCTACTGCAAAAGTTTCTGTGCCAGATACGGTAATCGCATACTCTGCACCGGACGCTACTGCTGGAGAACTAGTAGCATCTTGTCCTGCTTTAATCTGTGCAGCAGTCGGATCACTACCCGTAGACGGATAAATGACGTAATAGAGTAGTGGGAACTGGTTAAATAGCAGTAGCATGATTCACACTACGCTTATGTGTATTCTTCCCAAACAACATCAACCTGCCAGTGGTTAGTCGCTGGGTTGCCAGTTGTAGCAACACCATCAACAACAACCAGCAAGGCTTCGTTTGCCCGCAGGATAATTGGTGAACCACTAATGATTAACTCATGCGGTAGAGATAACACCTGACCAGCTAATGTATGTAGCCTCATACTGTAATCAGCACGAAGCATTGTTCCTGCTGTTGCTGTAATTGCTGTTGCTGCACCACCATCGGAAGCAGTTGCACCACGCACGATAACTGATGATGATGATGATTTCGTGCTATCTATTAAGCCCTTTGAAAGCACTGTCCCACCAGTAGGCAGAGCTGTCGGACGTGATAACTTAACCAATGGCATATTAGCTGTTAGCGCAGATGTTGCATCCATCTCTACGCTTATATTCTTGACGCTAACAAGAACTGTCGAACCTGCCGAATTTTCAATGGAGAATATATTTTGTAATGCAGCGGCGTTACCTAGCGTACGAAATGTCGAGGCCATTCCTACACATGAGATTGTCCGAGTATCTGTTGTAACTGGCAGGGGATTTGTCTTGGCGACATCGCCATCGTTAGTACCATCAATGCCGTGTATGAGCTTTACTCGCTGATACTTAGCACCACCAATATCGTCTGCTGCGACAACTGATGATGCGCCAGGTAAGGTTATATTATCTGCCATGATGACTCCTTAGAATGTAAGCACACACTGCGGTGTTGCCGTTGTGCTTGTTATATTTACTGCTGTTGCTGCTGAGAGAACCGGGATTTTTTTATCTACATCAGCTACCCACAACCGGCGAGGCTTGGCTTTGAAGATTTGCCATGGGTTGGCAGAAAGCGATGCAGCTTCTGCCGATGATAATGCTCTATTGACACTACCAACTAAATAAAACTCATGGTCTGCATAGAAACTATTAATGCCAGACTGTCCTACTGAAACAGTACCATCCCCTCCAAGAAGAGTTCCAGATGATGTTGCAACAAGAATGCCGTTTTTGTATGTTGATGTAGTATTTGTAGATAAATCACTTACAGAAACTAAAATACAGTATTCATTAGCGGAGACAATACCAGCTTGTGTGAATTGAACGTTTACATTTGTTGTAACAAAAAGAATATCTGTATTATTTGTAATTCTCCACATCTCTCCGCCAGAACCACCACTACTAAGAATAGCTCTATTCGATCCACCATTACCAACACGCAATACTGCGAACCTTGATAATGAGCCAGTACCTTTAATTTTTATATTTGACGGGCCAGAAAAATAACCGCTAGTCCCATCTGGCTTTTTGCCAAGCCCATATTTACTATAAACAGTAGATATGCCACCATTAGGAAGATTAGCAACTGTTCCCCTACTATCGCCCTGAAATGTAGGTGTGAAAAAATAATCAATAGACCTACCAATAGGGTTGTTGGTGTCAATCTGAACCGGATATTGTGGCTGGCTAGTCCAAATACGAGGAAGAATCAGGCTACTCATGGCCTAATCCTTACACTACAGTAGAACTGATCTCACTGGTGAACGCAGACCCACTGGTAAGTGCCACCCCCAAGTCATTCTTGATAACGATCTTAAACGCATACGGGCAATATCCCAATGCCTGTGCTACAGAGAATGTCCCAATCTGTGTTGTACCTACGCTATTCATTGGCACAGTACCAAGCAAGCGAAGATTCGGCTCATCCGTTGTTGTAGTTCCACTTCCAGGGCCAGAGCGAAAGTTCGTGCCATCTAGTGATTCCTGTACAAATACCACTACCTGCTTATTGCCTGCTGGTGTGTTAGTTGTCGCCACATCGACTTCAACAACAACGTCTAGCGGCTGATTCGTGTTGGCTGTGTAGATTGCCGAGCTAACATACGTTCCAGATGCAAGCATACTTAAGCCAGTAACAGTTAGACTTGTGCGTGCGCCTACTATTTGTTTTATCGTAGCCATTAGTAGCCCTCCAGCGCGGTTTGAACATCTTGCGGCGTTATCACATCAGGCACAATCGCCAGAGATTTAAGCGCGTCTGCTACCGACTGTGGCATAACACCCACTGAGGCAAGCGCATCCATTTGTTCCTGTGTCGCAGCCGAACCGATGTTCAGTTCACCACGATCTAGCAGTTTCAGCGCCCATTTCACGGGGCTACTGGTTGCTGCTAGTGCGGTCAGAGCATCGAGAAATGCCGCACCATCTTCTGCACCAAGAACCTCCATGACCGTACCATAGCCGATATTTCGGTCAATGAGTTTTGTGCGACCAATAGACAGAATACGCGCCAATTCGCCACAATCTCGTGCGGCTAGGGCATCGGCACAGTCAGCACGTGCAATAATTTCGTCACGGAGTGCCATGATTAAGAAATCCTAAGAAGTGCATTATTCAAATCATTGGTTGGCATTGTAAGTGTGAATGTTCCACCAGTAACAGTAGTAGCACCAAAAGTATTCACTGATACAGCATTCTTACCAGACGCTGTGTTGTTATAAATCAGAACACAATCAAATGGCGTGCTGAGTGTCACTGTGCCAAATGCAAGTGAAGCAGACGGTGTCCAAAATGCTACAACACCTGTACCACCAGCATTGGATGGGGCATTACCGTTTGTAACAGTAATTCCTCCTGCTGTATATCCGGTACCTGACACTTCACCAGTTGCAGTGTATGCAGTCGTTGATTCATTGATTGTTGCTGTTGTAAGGTACAGAGCAGCTTTGAAAGTATCTGGTGATGTGCTTCCACGTACTACTGTTGTTCCGAAAGCATGGATTCCATTCAGGAGATCAACACGGAAAGTTTTTGGGATAGCTTGTGTATTAGCCATTATATTTTCTCCAATTCAGAGTTAAGTTGTTGCCCTTGTTTTATATAAACATGCGCTGATTGTTTAACAATTTCGCCATCAAGTTTATATGTTTCAATAAATTTTATATAAGAATCTGTATCTTCCCACGAATGGGAATATACTAAATCCTTGATAGGAAGATTACCCTTGATAGTATAAATCAATGGCTCATCAGTGTTTTGCATAATTTTCCCTATTTCTCCTATTGTGCTACGTATGTATCACCAGAAGGTGCAGTTATTTTAACTGCCCTGCCCTTTTTCTTAAGTTCTATGTCTTGCTTCTTCAAATCAAGTTCCTGTTTCTTCATTGCATGCTCATCAATTCTCATAGCCATGTCAAGCTGCTTATTTTTAAGCTCATTGGCAGTATGCGCCATCTGCATTTTTGTAATATCAATCTTGCTGTTAATGTCTTTCTCCTTGAGCATTAGTTCAGCTATCTTCGCTCTGCGCTCAAAGTCCTTTTCTTCATTGTCCTCATTCAGGTTATTTGAAATTGCCGTCAGTATCTTCGCCTTAACAACATCTGGCGCAAGTTGAGCATCTACTACTGCTTTTTGTGCTTCAGCCTGAACTTTTTGTACATCAGCCTGTTTCTTCTGCATATCTAGCATGAGTGATTGCTGTTGTACTTGCATAATCTGCGGATCAGGTTGCGACTGTGCCTTCATCTGTTCAAGCATTTCCTGCTTGTTATGCAACGATGAATTTTCAATAATTCCCTGCATCAGTATTGGTGTCAGCGGAGAATTTGCACCTAATGTCTGAATCAGGAAGGCAAGCTGTCTCTGTTCATATTCACGGGCAATGATTCCGAGTGTTGCAGTCGGTATAAACTTAACATCCAGTGCAGGATACCGTTCAGGATCAAACTGCATATACCGCCATGTAGCTTTATAGATAAATGGGATCAGGAAATCTTCCTGAAAGTTTATCAATGTACGCTTGTACTTCTTAATCATAGTGGCTGTCGCCATATCCATGTTGCTGTCGCGTGAAACTTGCGATACCTGACCAGCAGAATCTACTGTTCCTGTCGCCATTAGCAACATGCGCTCCAATTCCTTGCTTGTTTCCATCTGAACACCGTCCATCGTGCCAAACTTGAATGGAAACATAATTTCCTGCGGATTACCATTAACCAGAATGTTTTTGCCTGGCTGAATCTCGAACTTCATGCCACGAGGCAATCTTGTCGCATCCATTCCCATCATTGGCGCAGTTGTAAGCGCCATTGTGTCAAAGTGAGAACGAATGGATGAGTCAATTCCAGACTGTGCATTCAGTGATTTTTCAGCCGTACCACGTCCAAGTATCCTATTCGGCACTGTATCTGCCTGATAACATACAATCGGCCTGTCCTGCATCATATAGGGCGATTCTTCTGCTTTCAGGATAACACCATCATTAGCGATGACAACAATCGCCTCGACCATATCTGCGTAATCCTCGAACTCATCACGGATCGCAGGTTCATCAGGCATAACGATTGGTTCATCTTCAATATCGCCATGTGTCAGGTATTCACGAGGAACAAGTCCGTAATACGTAAGCATCAGCACCTTATCATCACGATATTCAGTCAATTCGTTGCCACTTTCAAGCGAATTTCCCTTATACATCGTAGAAATATCTACATCTCTGTATTTCCCGCTTTTTATGCCCTGAATGACCTTATGCATAGAGACATATTTCTCGATAGCAACGCCCATGCAATCATCAATGGACGTTCCATTTGGGTCAAAAAGGAAGTTTTTTGGATTAACAGGGATTAACTTTACAGAAAGACGCTCTGATTCACCTATGCCATAAACTGCCATGCCATTACCAGCAGGTTGCTGCATAGGCTTGTACTGTTTCTCCATTGAAACGGTAATTTCGCCAATACCAGTTCCATAAATCTCTGCAAGAAGCGAGATATTTTCGATGGATTTTCTTATCTTATCCTTATCGAAATCTTCTTTTAGTTGATTTTTTAGCTTCTCTACGTCAAGTTTTGTCCCATTGGCATCAACAAGATCATCCTTGATATCGAAGTATTCATTCTGTCCAAAAATCGCTTCCATAATCTCAGCATGGCGTGTTTCTATGGCCTGCTGAGTTGCTGGAGAGACAAATTTACTGCGTTCTGACTTTCTTGTACGATCAGTTTCATCAAACTTGCCGTAAAAATTGCGCTCATACTTATTCCAGTTATCAATAAAGTTCTGATCCCTGTAATCACGCCACTGATCTATGTGTCTAATGATAAATCTTAGGAGTTCATCGTCATTTTTGGTGGGTTCATAGAACTGTTTCTGATTATCAACAAGAACATCAACAATATGTTCATTATCAGAGTTATCTATTATTTTATCCATACGTCTTAAATCCCTGTGATTGAGTCAAATGCTTCATATTCATAATTATTATATGAACTTGACTGAAGATAGCTCGTTTTTTGCACGTGCTGTATATACGCTAGTGCATCCAACAGGTCATCATGAACTCTTTTCGATGGAAACGCCAGCATTTCCTGCTTTATTTCGTCCCAATTCTCATCTTCATTAAAAATAATGCGGCCATGTTCCATCAATCCCTGCAAAGCATACGTAATTCTGTTCTCTTTTGCAATACCACCCGTCGAAATCGCCTCTATATGAGCAAACTGCTGATTTTTCCGCATCAAATCCTCAAGATACGGCAATATCGCCCGCATCAGTGGGCCTTTTTCTATCCCTACAGCCAGTGGTTTGTGCGACCTGATATTCAATAAAACCCTGACAACCGACTCTCTAACGTCCCATCGGCCATAATCTATCTTCTGCACCCACCATTTACCATCATCATATACCCTTACAACAGCAATAGCAAAATAATCCAGCTTGCTTTTCTTGCCTGATTCAGTGGTTACACCACTATATCCAGCTGGATCAATCGCAATATAGGTCGAATACTCTCCATCTGGCGCTTTCCCTGTCTTGAACCACTCCAATCTGAGTATATTCGCCCCTGTGGTATCCCACGACGCCTCGTATTCACGCAGGAACTCTGCTGTCCCCATGCGTTTTCTGGCTGATTCTATCTCTGCTCTATCAATAAACGGGTTATCCGCTGTCGTAAAGTGCCACGATTTCCAGTCTTTATCCTTGCCTGATTCACCATAATCAAACATCTTACGGAATTCTTCCGCCTCCGGCTCTGGCGTTCCTATGAACAGCGCCCCACCCTTCATATCAGTCAGCGACGGGCCTACAATATTCTCCCATGTGCCAGACTTTATGTCCTTCATCTCATCCATAACCGCGTAGTACAGCTTCTTACCACGCAATCTATCTGGCTTATCAGCACCGCGTATCTGGATTTTCACCCCATTTTTCAGCGTAATATCCCCATCGTTGATATGTGCCTTCGCAATAATCTCCTGCCCAAGATCGAGAATCAAATCCCACATCATGTCGTATGCCATCCCCTGCGTCGGCGCAACATACATCACACGCGCATCTTTCGCAGGACACTCAATCCCCTTCGTCAGCAGCATAACCGCCGACAATCGCGTTTTCCCGCAACGCCTTCCAGCAACGATTACCTTGAATCGCGTCGGATCGCTATATACAACTCTCTGCCACGGGGATAAATCCAGCCTGATTTCAGCCATAATTTTTCACACTCTACATCAATCGCTGTGTTTCACTTCAATAAACTCGCCTTCGATAACATCAGGCTTCTCCTCCAGTTCTGGATGCGTCGAGCCAATCACAATCTTAAAACTAACATCGCCTCCCTTTACAGAACCTAATCCATCGCCCCAGGTATCCCTATCCAGCTTCGCCGCCACCTTCATGTAGTGATCGCTCTGCAATTTCGCCACCCCAAGCGTCTCCTGATCCGCATTCATGACAACATTCATCGCCTTCCATTCCAATTCATCAGCACGCGCTTTCCGAGCAACATCAAATACCTCAGGGCAATTCTCCAAAACCCATCCTTTCAACACGGTGTAGCTAATGCCAAGATCAGCAGCAATCTTGCTCGGCTGATTACCTTCAAATAACTGAGTGATCAGATAATCATACAGCCATTCATTGCCTTTCTCAGCAACAATCGAATCCAGAATCGCATACTGCTGTCGTTTAAGTTTCCCCATGATTACTTCCTTTTGCCTGCAAGGAATTGTTATGAGACGTCAGTGAAATCGTCAACTCAAATAACTTTACCCCGCGCTCAGGTATCTTCACTTTCCCACTCTCCCACCTCGCCCATGTCCTAGGCGATACAAGCGCATATCTCGCTGCTTGCTCTATCGTCATACGAGCATCAAGCCGCATCTGTTTCAATTCTCTTGCGTTCATTGGCGTAGTATGACATATTGTCATTAGATGTCAATTGTTTTTTTATTTTTTTTATTTTTTTGTGGGAAATGGTGTTGCTAAAAATTTCAACGCGCCGACCACGCGCCTACCCCCCCCCCAGTGAGTACTCACTAACCAATAGCTAGCGCTCACTAACAAACGATCGATCGATGCGAAGCGGTGCGCCGCACTCCATGTGCTGCCGGTGCGCGTGATCGACTACTCGCTGGTCATCGTCTGCATCTAATGCATCCAGGAAATTCTGAAAAGTAATAAATTCTGAAAATTCCGAAATTCTGAAATTTCCGCGCCTATACCTGCAAGTCGATGGGGGGCGCTAAGTATCCTAGGTTTACTAATGGCACATATGGCACTTTGTTTGTAAACCAATCTATAAAATGGCAGATATGGCAGATTGTCAGAAACACAATCTATGAAATGGCACATATGGCGGATTGTTTTAAAAGTGATTAGCAATTATTGACTATGGCACATATGGCAGATCATGGCGCGTTTTTGACAAACTATTTTGCGATACTCATCGAATGGCGGATTGTGGCACATTATGGCGGATTTTGACGTTTTTTGTAAACTTCTTACGCGCGGGCGCGCGCGCGGGTGTACTTTTCAAAAATGGTAAAAATGTGCCATTATCTGCCATTATCTGCCATTCCTGAAGGTTTGCATACGATAGTAATAAACTATCGAAAACAAAATTTATAATTAAAAAAAATTTCAATAAAAATACTTGACAAAAGAAAAATAAATTTTTATAGTGCGTTCATGCACCAATTCAGGTGCAGGTAAACAAGGAGATAAGCATGAAGTCCATTCTATTTTTCGACCTACTCACCAAAGATCGCCGGCGCATTGAGAAATCCATCGGGACGCTTGACCAGTTCGCTGGTCGCGTCTGGCGCACCATCGTGCGCGACGATGACCGCGCGCGCGAAATCATCCGCGCTGCGCATGAAGCAGCACGCGTTCCGCTCCGCTTCCTCGTCATTGACGAGGCGGAATTCGCCGCCGGCTGGGGCGTCATCACTCAATCCGCCGTCTTCGGCGGACCGTTTAGCCAATAACCTAAGGAGATAAACCATGAAAATAATAAAGCTCGGGATTGACGGCGTCGAACCGGCTATCCCCAAAAAAGCCACTCACCCCACAAGGGGTGAGTATCTACGCTTCGAACATGGCCAAGATGGTCGCGGGCGTAAGCTCGTTTTTTTCCCGCTGGGAAGCAAAGACTTTCCAGCGGAACTCGGCATGCCGGGGACGGATCAGGAATACCGGCTTATCCCGGTATCGGAGGGCCGGGCGTACATACTCGGGCGGGAAAACCGCCCGAGTAACGATTATCTCGTGCTACTCAGTCTCAACCCCGGATACCGGGGTGAGGCTGAGTACGAGATCGAGGGCGATGCGGTATGCATCGCCGAGGGGCGTGAAGCTCAAGGCGACGCGGGACGGATGGGCGGGGCACCATGCCCTGTCATTCTCGTAACCGGGCCATGTACCCTGAAATGGGTACGCACGGGCCGCCTTTACGGATCGACTGCGAAATGGCGGGCCGTTTTCAACGGTCAGGCATGGACCGTCTCGCACGACGGCCCGGAAACTGATGCGGTGGAAGCCGCGTTCTGCTAAAACCCCACGCCGTCTGGCGAGACGGCCCGTTTAATTAAGCAGTTTAACAATCAATGAAATATAAACGAGGGATAAATAAAATGGAAAACTTAACAGAAAATAGAATGCAAAAATATTTAGTCGAAGCCGTAAGCAGGCCTGGCGTTTTGTCAACGGCTTACTCTGCATTTAATAACTACAGTTTAGGGAATCAAATTGCCGCATTTTGCCAGTTAACCGCGCGCGGCTTGCCTATTTCTCCCATAGCATCCTATAAGGCATGGCAAGAAAAAGGCCGCAATGTTAAAAAAGGCGAAAAGGCACTCTCGCTATGTATGCCTATTGTCGGCAAAAAAACAAACAAAGAAACAGGCGAAGAAGAAGTGTATACATTCTTCGCTTGGAAGAATAACTGGTTCTCGCTAGATCAAACCGAAGGCGCCGATTATGTTCATGAAATATCAACCCCTGAATGGGATTCTGATATTGCGTTACAAGCACTAAATATCACACAAGGCAGTTTTAATCATATAGACGGAAACTGCCAAGGATACGCTAGCGGCCGTTCGATTGCCATAAACCCATTAGCAGAATTTCCGCATAAAACACGGTTTCACGAAATAGCGCATGTAGTTTTAGGCCATTGCGAGGAAGTTACTATGTCTGATAGCGACAAAACGCCTAAAGACATTAAAGAAGTCGAAGCCGAAAGCGTAGCCTATATTTTATGCTCACTCTTAGGATTGCCGGGCCTTGAAGAATCGCGCGGTTATATTCAGTCTTGGCTTGTCGGTAATACTATCAACGAGAAAAGCGCCCAAAAAATATTTGCCGCCGCTGATAAGATTCTCAAAGCAGGAAAACGGCAAGAGGTGACAGCATGATTTTATTACTTATTGCATGTTGTATATCCGGCGCGGTTTTGTCCGTGCCGGTTTTGAAAGTGTTTAATAAATTGAGAGGGGGAATAAAATGAAAATCAAAGGGCACCCAATAGGGAAAACACATCACAGGTACACAGTTTTTGCAGTAGACCCATTTGACCTATATATGCTTGAGGATAGCATGGGTAGAAATATATACGTAGACGAAAAATATAAGAGAATGTTTGTTCCAGATATATTAACTCAGTTATACAGTAACGATTCGATAATTAATGCGTGCAATTCTTACCCATCGAAAGGATAAATAAAATGAAATTTAGCGTTTTGCCAAAAGGGAAATACAAGATAGGACAAGATATAAACGTAAACGGTGTGATTATGACCGTAGAGTCATACTCACATACTGGCCGCAATTTGGTTGCCATTTCTAAATATGACGCGGCAAAATTTGAGCGCAGACTAATAATCTTATCTAACGAAAAGCCTATAGAAGAAATACCAGCTATTTAATAAATTGAAAGGATAAAACCATGACACACGATGCAAAAATTCTAGTATATGCCGCGCGGCTTGAACATATCATAGGCGCTTTTGCCGCTCGCAGGTATGTTGAAAAGCGGTTACTTAATCCGGCCAATATCGCCCTATGGACACAATGTCGCGTAATGGCTAGAGCGGAAAGAGCGGGATTCTAGCGAAGCGGGATTTCTTACAACCGATTAGTAATAGTCGGTTGTTGGGCAATCCTGCCATAAATAAACGAGGGAAAATCATGACTAAAATAATAATGAATCAATCAGCTGTAGATAATATTCAGGCTTTAGCAGCATGATTGACGCTATTATTGCTTATTTAATAGCACTAATTGTAATTATTCTTAGGAGCTAACTATGCTAACCATGCTTATTATTATCGCAATTCTGCTATTTCTTATATTGCTTAATATGTAAGCAATAAAATATAATAAGTTAACCCCTCGGTGGCTAATGCCACGTTAACCGCTAGTGGATTATCCATTAGCGGTATTTTTTTTCCTATGGGCTTCGCAAGCCTCCTGAGCGGTTTTTGCATCAGGATATATACCAATAGTCATCCTGTTAGTTTGCGGCCCGTATAGGGCCATATAACGGCTTCTTGGATACTTAATTATTAAGTACGGTTCACAACGCATTGTTATCTTGCCGGTTCGCTTAAATTCTAGCGGTTTAGAATTTATCATTTCCATATTTCCACTCCACTACTCCAAGTTTCACAATATCAATCCCAAGAAAATACCGAGTTGTCGATGTTTTATATCGCTGAAATCCGCGCGCTTCCATCCGCTGACTAAAACGTTTTTGAGACACTACGCCCTCGCCGGCTTTTTCTACGTATGACTTATAAGAATTATATGCTTCACTAGCACCGACTTTTAATGATGGGCTTACGGTGCAGCATTCCTCTATCCAGCGGCCAAGTGTATCTTCATCACCTAAATAATCCATTGTTGCCGCTTTAACCGATTCAGGCCGCTGTAAGCCGATTTTTTGCCATTCAAGACATCCCTCTATAGCCCATTGCAAAATACCAGGCCATTCCTCTTTAAGAAGCTCTGGAAGATTATAAATTCTCTCTGCTTCCGGTATTGATTCAGGAAATTCTACGAAATGCATGCGGCGGAATATTTCCTCGCCGGTAGACTTGAAAGCTGGTCGGAAATTTCCGTTAACCACTAGCTTAAATTCTGGCCTAAATGTAAATTGTTTTTCATAAAGCCGTCTTGCTGACACAGTATCCCTGCCGGTAATAAGTTTAAGCATGGATTCATTCCAGCGTGCACCTTCATCCGGTTCCGATGTTCGCACCATTCGTGCACCGGCCAGACTTGCCAATTCTTCTGTATGCCTTTCTATCCTGCTCTCCATTAGCATTTCTATCTTAGCAGTTGCACAATATCCACCAATGTCTGATTTCCCGAGCATATCTCCCAGGCAATCTATGAATTTTGATTTTCCAGAATTACCAGCACCGTGAACAAAAAGAAACGCCTCCTCTCTGCAATCACCCGTTAGGATATATCCTGCCCAGCGCTGATAATACTTTCGCATTTCTGGATCGCCTCTGGTGCATCGGTCAATAACTTTATCCCAATGCGGCGTTGGCATAGGCTTTGGCGATACGGAAGTCTGTCGAGTAATATAATGTTCCCTAACTGGAGTCATCATCTCTCCGGTGCGAAGGTCTATAGTCCCGTCTGGCGTGCCAAGAAGAAACGGATCAGAATCGAAATCTTCTGGAAGCATTGCTATTGTTGGCAATGTAGATGCACGTTTAAGCACTCTTGCCGACTTATCTACTCCACCAAGACTACGCCTATCCTTATATGATAATTGCCCAGCTTCACGCCACGCAGCCGCGCTATTCAGATAGTCAGATACGATATTGGTAACTGATCTTTTACGGTCAATAGCCCATCGTGATCCATCCCAGTGCATCCAGCACTCCCACCCATGGCAGTAAAGCCAATCCTTACCAGCGCTTGCTGCCCATACTTTTGCTAGGTGGTCATCGCTAAATTCGATCAATTCTGGCGATATTGATTCAGTTATTCTTGTATGCCTTTTCGGTTTTTTATTATTAACCGCTGGAACATCTACTGTCTGTTGCGGAACGATATTTATAACCGCAGGTATATTCGGTTCAGGTTCTAGTGGCGGTAGTTCATAGATTGAAGAATCTTCATTGAAATTACGCACGTTATTAGCCTCTGAATTTCTGCTTGGTTGCTCTAATAACATTGTTTTTTTTTGAGCATCATCACTTTGTTTTTCAATCTCTCTGCTTGTCAGTGATGTGATTCTTGGTTTCGCCCATTCCTGCAATTGCGCTGTTGTCCATCCAGCCTCAAGTGCATCTGCCAAGTCCCATTTATCCGGTTGGTCAGACGTATCTATAATTCTCACCTTGCACCCGATGGCAAGTAAAAATCCTGCAACTCCAAGCATTGCATCATGTCCAACGCCTGATTTATCTGCATCCGGTATTAGCAGGACATCGCGGTTTGCAAGTGGCGACCAATCGACGGCTTTAATCCCATTTGCCCCGCCAGGCCAGGCAATACAAACCATTGCTGGAAGTAATTTTCTCGCTGCATCAGCGGCTTTCTCTCCTTCGCATATAGCCACTTTCGCATCTGGTCTTGCTGATAGTAAATCAAGCCCATACAGTGGCCGCTTTCCTGCTGTCCATGTTTTAGGTTTCCATTCAGCTTTGGCATTCTCTGAGTATGAGCCGAATGTATAGGGGCGATAGGATTTTCCACCATCAGGCTTTTCATATCGTGCAACATATCCCAAGCATCGGCCTTGCTCATCGTTGTATCTCCATATTGCAACAGGCTTGCCGTAATCCTTTGAGGTCATGTCAGGCATTTCCTCTGGTGCCACTTGGTGAATCCACTCGTTCATTGCTGGGTTGATAGGTTCTGCTGCTGTCATTTTCTTTCCCCCGTGAAATCCATTGGCTTTTAGTCGATTGATTGCTGCTGATTCATCGCATCTTTCAAGCACCATGATGGCATCTATTACTGTACCGCCAGCACCGCAGCTTTTGCAGTGCCAGCGCATTATGCCGTCGCTCTTGCTTTCATATACCTGCATGGATGGATTCTTTTCAGTATGCGCGATGCATAACCCATCCCACTCCGCGCCGCGTTTTTTTAGCGCGACACCATAGCTTTCTAGCAATACTACAAGATTAGTATTGCGCTTTAGTTCGTCTAGGTCGTTCATTTCGATGACCTATCTTTTCGCATTTGATAGCTTCTCTTTCGATAGCTTCTCTTTCGATAGCTTCGCCTTCGATGGCTTCGCTTTTAGTGGCTTCGCTACAAGTTTTCCATTAGTCACCGCTTCAATAATTCGCTGCGCCTTATATGGTATTGCACCCTTGTTTTCCCAATGTCTTATAGCTGGTTCCGTATAACCAATGGCCAGCGCGATAGCTAATCGGTTTCCATCATAATAATCAAGTAGTTGTTTAAGTGTCATAACTTTCTCCTTTTGTGAATATTGCGAATTGTGGCATACTGAAAATTATTTTGCAAGAGGTTCAAAAAAATGTTGACAAAGGAAAAAAAATATGGATAATTCGAGTCCCCAATAACCAAAGTGAGGATAAATTATATGAAAACGCGAATGTATAAGGTAACAGAAAAAGCAACGGGCAATGTGAGACTTGTCGATGCATTCAATGCAGACAAGGCTATTGGATTCGTTGCAAGTGACAAATACGAGTGCAAGGTAGCCAAAGCTGCTGATATTGCCCAGCTTGTTGGCAGTGGTGTTAAGGTAGAGCAGGCAAGGTAAATGATTTTAGCCAAAAGAACAGAGAGAAACACATGCGTTTAGCGAGTCACTAGGGCTGAGAGAACCACTAATGCGGAACGAGTCATGGCGCAGGAGAGTACCATTCCGGTAGATCGAGTCATTGCAGAGGAGATAACCAGAACTGAGGAGCGAGCCGAAATGACAGAGAGTACCAGGGGCGTAAGCGAGTCAAGCGGGCATAGAGCACCATTTCGTGCGAGCGAGTCACATGTAGGGATAGCACCAAGGGGAATGAACGAGTCATGGTGTGGGAGAGTACCAGTGTCAGGGAACGAGTCACTAAGAAATAGAGCACCAGTTGAGATGAACGAGTCACGAGGATGGAGAGTACCAGATTAGGTTAGCGAGTCACGATGAATGAGAGAACCAAGTCCGGCGAGCGTTATATCAATTAACCAACGAAAGGAACATTAAATGGAACTGAACACAATCGAAAGAATCGGTAGGGACATCATTAAATCTGCTGAGACACTATCTGATGATGAGGCAAGATACCTAGTCGACGCCTACTATATTATGCAGGATGACCGGAAGCGGGCATATAACCAATGCCGCGCGGTTGAGCAAAAAGCAGATGAATCACATTCTGCCAGCGATAACAAAATTATCCAGTGGCTTGCTGCACAATCTGAGATTCTTGAGAATCAAATCAAGCGTGCGCTGGACAAATATACTGAATCTCACCCGATGGGGTCATGGATGCGAAAAATTGTTGGCATTGGCCCTGTTATATCTGCTGGACTTCTTGCCCATATTGATATTGAGAAAGCGCCTACAGTTGGGCATATATGGCGGTATGCTGGCCTTGATCCTACAGTTAAATGGGAAAAGGGACAAAGGCGCCCGTGGAATGCTACTCTGAAAACATTGTGCTGGAAGGCTGGTCAATCGTTTATGAAATTTTCAGGTAGGTATGATTGCTACTACGGACAGGTATATCGCAAGCGTAAAGAATTCGAGATCGAGCGCAATGACCGTGGCGATAACAAGGAAGTAGCATCGGAGATTATCAAGAAAGTTGGCAAAACGACAGAAGCCTATAAGCATTTGATGGAAGGGAAACTTCCGCCAGGCCAAATAGATGCACGTGCCCGCAGGTACGCCGTAAAGCTGTTTTTATCTCACATGCATGGTGAATGGTATTTCCGCCACTTCGGAGTCGAAGCGCCGCTTCCCTATCCGATTGCACTTCTTGGGCACGCTCACTTCATTGATAGACCTAGATAATTTATAAAAATGATTATTAAAGGAGACAATACGAATGAACATATTACGTATTAAAGCCGACGAGTATCACGCAATTGAAGCTGTATCTAATTCTTTGATTAGTAAGATACTCAAATCACCAGCACATGCCCGTGCCTATCTTGATAAACAGCCAGTGGCGACTAAGGCAATGGAATTCGGGACTGCATTTCATGTAGCTATTCTTGAGCCAAAGAAATTCGCAGAGCAATATGTAGTATTCAACGGAGATAGGAGGACTAAGGAAGGGAAGGCCACTTATGAGGAATTAACATGTTCAGGAAAACAAATTCTTTCAACAGAAGATATGGAAGATATACATGGTATGCAGTTATCTGTATTCTCGCACAATGCAGCTAAGAAATTGATAGAAGAAGGACATGCCGAGTTATCGGTAACGTGGGATGATTACGACACTATGGTGAAGTGCAAGTGCCGTCCAGACTGGTGGAATGGTGACGTTTTGGTCGATATTAAAACCACTGATGACGCATCGCCGGAAGGCTTCATGCGCGCGATTGTGAAGTATGGCTATCACAGGCAAGCAGCATGGTATTTACGAGGAACGGAAGCAAAGAAATTTATATTTATTGCTGTAGAGAAACAAGATCCATACGCTGTTGGCGTGTATGAACTTGACGCGCTATCGCTATCACAAGGCAGTTACGAATGCGATAGAGCTTTGCAGATATGGGCAAATGCAAATGCTACTGGAGAGTTTCGAGCCTATTCAGATGAATGTGAGTTGCTTTCCTTACCCGACTGGAAATTTGATGAACAGGAGATTACTGTATGAACGAAAAAACTATTGAATCTTTGCGAGATACTATCACGCCTAAGTCAGATCAACTAAATGCTGATGACCTTCTAGCAGGACCGATTATTGTCAAAATCATGGCAGTCAAGCGAGGGTCAAATGCAGATCAACCTATTGACATTATCATTGACGGTGGAAGACAGCCATATAAGCCATGCAAATCCATGAGGAGAGTAATGATTGCTGCATGGGGCGACGATGGGCGTGAATGGGTTGGTCGCAGTATGAAACTCTACTGTGATCCAAATGTAAAGTTTGGTGGCGTAAAGGTCGGCGGAATCCGTATCAGCCACATGAGCGGTATTGACACCAGATTATCTGTAATGTTGACTACGACACGCAGCAAGCGCAGCGAATACATCGTTGAGCCATTGCAGACACCAACCCCTATGCCAGCAAAGGTTAAGCAAGCAGTATCCGCTATTCAGAAACCAAAAAATACTGCTGCAAATGATACGATTACTGGTGATCCAATGGAGGGCGATTTAACTGGTATTGGCGGAGACTATCCAATAACAGATAGTGTCAAGAAAAAAATTCTTGATGGATTCGCTGCCATTGGTTTTGACCAAACTTCACTTGAAATTGAATACGGCAAACCTATGAGTGAATGGATGGAGTCTGATATTCCAGAACTACGTGAAGTCCTTAAGGCCAAGAAGATTGAGCAAGCGCAGCAAGCGCAGCAAGCGCAGGCTGAACAGTATGACAATCAAGGTGAAATTTAACTAAAGGAGAAAACCATGTTTGATTTAAGAATAGAACCGTCGATCAACCCACCTTCGCTAACCGAAGCGGAGGAACGTTCTATAGAAAGACTCCAAGCCAAGAAAGAGGCTTGGATTGAAGAAGCGGTATCAGACCGCATGTGCGATCCAGACTGGGTTATTGATGCTATTGTTTCTCAAGTATCTGATAATCCTTATACTCAGAAATGCTTGGCAGACCTGATTATGGGGCATGGGGATAAAAGTATCCTTATTGGAAATTTGAAACTCGACTGCATGGATTGGATCCGTGCACAAGCAAAGAAAGAAGCAGAAAGGGGGATGGTATGACAGACAAAATTGTGTTTTTTGTTGTAGTAATCGGCTATGCTGTTTCTTTGATTTTTGGAGTATGAACCATGAAAACCTACGGAACTTATACACCAAAACAATTCTATGACCCTAAATGCAACTGCGCACGCTGCGAAGAAGCCAGACGTGCTGAGCAGTTGGAAGCTGTTAAACGTGCGATAGAGGGGTTTGCCAACAGCGAAGATAAGAATAAAGAATTTAAGTTTCTAAGGAGCTAACATGGAACACAAGAAATTTGCCCCACAAAAATTAACAATGGACAAGATAGAAAAAATCATACAGATCGACCCGAGAACTGCGGAAGATATTTCTATTCGTCTTGGTGTATCTACAACTACTGTTAGGAACTTGCTTGGGAAACTTCGGAAGGAACGACGTGCGTACATATTAAAGTACAGAATCAGCAAGTACAACATGGCTGCTATATGGGCGGCAGGCGACCACGAAGATGCAAAAGTCCCGCCGAATTGCAAGTGGGCAAATAAAAAGAAAGTGTCTGAGATGGTAGAGGAATTTGACTATAGGAAGCCCGTGAAGTGCTACGGGATATGGGGGTTGCAATAAGCTACATGCTTATAGAAAAAACCTTTGATGAAAGATATCTACGAAGGTTATTGCGATGAGCAGAAGCGGTTACAAAGAAGATAACGATGACCCGTTGGCGTATGGACGCTGGCGGCATGCTGTGAATCGCTCAATTAAAGGTAGGCAAGGACAGGCAATGCTTCGTGAACTGGTGGAAGCACTGGACGCCATGCCTGACAAACGCCTTTATTCTGGCAGCTTTGCCACAGATGAAGGCAAGTTTTGTGCTCTCGGCGTATTGGGTAAGAAACGCGGCATAAAGATGGACGACCTTGTTGACGAGTACAACTGCGACATCGAAAATGTTGCTCAGCGCTTCGGTATTGCACCAGCGATGGCGGCAGAAATTATGTACATAAACGATGAATATGCTGTAGATGAGTGGAAGTTGGTGGACGTGGATGGTAGCAACACCAAGAGCGTTAGAGTTTACAACGATAACCATCCACAAGAGCGTTGGCAGTATGTTCGTGAATGGGCAGTGGCTAACCTAAAAACTCCTATCGTGAAATAACAACCAAACAACCAGAAAGGAATAATGATGACCGATATACTAGAAGCAACACACGTAGCACCTAAAACAACAACGGAGGTTTTTGTGGTGATGAACCGCTACGGCGACGATTACTGGAGCGCCTGCACGACATGGAAGACGCTAGAAGACGCGCAGCGATCAGTGGGCTTGAATACATCCATCCAAGCGTGGAAGATCGTGAAGGTTTCCGGCCTGCCGGTGAATATACATGCTGGCGAAGCATAGACACTAAACGTAAATTAAACACTACTATAAAGGAAATGTAAATGAAATATATTGAAGTAGCTCTAACATTAGTTAACCTAGCTCTAATAATAGTTTGCATTTTCCAACTATACGATCAATTTATAACAATAAGTAAATTGGTGGAAAGATTAAGAAACTGGGAAATGAAAAGAAATAGCTGGTAAACATTAACATTAACTAGATCAAACCATGAAAACTAAAAAAACATTAAGAGACATTACAGCAGAAAACTATAAAGCAGAAAAGGCATGGGCGATTGCCTATGGCGTTAAAGTAAGAGACGATCTTGAGACAGTTCATGAAAAGCGTACACACACCAAGCAGATGAGCGACAACGACCGTGAGGATGCAGTATTGCGTGAAGTAGGGCAACTATTAGCAGTGCATCCCAAGATACTATTCGCAGTTAGGCAAAATTCAGGCATGGCCTACAACGACTCCAGAGCGCCGATTTATTTCTACAGATGGCTGCGAAGCGAAGTTAAAATGCGTATCTCTGACTTTTGGGGAATGCTTACCGATGGGCGTATGTTTGCAATTGAATGCAAGAATAGAGCATGGAATAAACCATCAGGTGCGCGTGAATTAGAACAGAAGGCGTTTATTGATACTGTTAAACATGCAGGTGGTGTAGCAGGATTTGTAACAAGCGCGGAACAAGCACAAAGGATAATTGATAATGGCTGAGAAAGTGATTATCGGTGGTTGCGAAATATGGCATGGGGATTGTAGGGAAGTGTTGCCTATATTGCCACAAGTCGACCTAATTTTCACTTCACCGCCTTACAACATGAACCTGCGAATTAGTGGTGGAGAATACTGTTCTCGCCAAATTGTTGATGAATTTTCTACGAAGTACGAAGGCTATGCTGATAACCTGCCAATTGATGACTATGAGGCACTGCTTCGGGAAACGATAGCCATGTCTTTGAATGTTTCACCTTTGGTTTTTTGGAACATCCAGTTTTTAACTGGAAACAAGCGACCAATGCTTAAGCTAATTGGCGAGTACGCAGACTATATTAAAGAATTTATTGTTTGGGACAAGATGGCTGCTCAACCTGCAATGGCAGATGGTGTTATGAATAGCCGGTGGGAAGCTATACTTGTTTTCGATAGGAGGAATGCAATAACTCGTAGGTTTGATGCTGCATTTAAGCGAGGAACACTAGACAACCTTTGGCAAATAGGCAAAGAGAGGTCTGTTTCAGATTCTCATGGGGCAACATTCCCGCTCGCGCTACCGTCAAAAGCAATTGATGCTTTTACTTTCAATGGGCAAACCGTGTGTGATCCATTTCTAGGAACTGGAACTACTGGCGTTGCCTGCGTAAATCTTGGCCGTAAGTTTATTGGCATTGAACGTGAGCGCAAATACTTTGACATCGCATGCCACAGAATCGAGCAAGCATACGCACAGCGTCGTTTATTTGATGACGAAAAACTCGCTACTGGCAACACGCCAGTTCAGACAGAAATTATTACCTAATGATCTAAACTTTATCTACAACTAAAGGAGTAAATAGAATGGCAGATGATATTGAGTTTGTAAATGGACTAATCGTTAAGGAACCACACATTAACGCACCTGATTTTGTCAAGTGTTCAATCAGCATCAAGGTATCTGATTTTACAGAGTGGCTATCTGAGCGAAGCGATGAATGGGTGAATATCGACGTTAAGGAAGCAAAGAGTGGGAGATGGTACGCTTCTGTTAATAATTTCAAGCCGAAGAATAAGGATAGACAAGAGAATAAGCCTGGTGCTAATGTTCCTGCTGCTGAGTATGAGGATGATATCCCATTCTGATACTTAGGAGAATAATGTGAAATTTGAAGAATGGTGGGGTCAAATAAATCAGGAAAAGTTTGGAGAGTTCAAACGTCTATTTGAGGACTGCTGGAATACATCGGCTTTTAATTGTATTGATATTTGTACCAGAAAATCAGAAGATATTACATACGATTCAGGTATTTCTACGAATAGAATAATCCATAATATATGTAAGGATATTTATAGTGAACTTGTTTCATACGAAGCAAAAAAATATATATAAATCAATAACAACCGCTAATTCGTTTTATCTTTTTTTCAGATTCCCAATCCTCTCTGCATTCTGTATCGCAAAACAACTGGCTTGCCTTAACCGGACTATCGCACCAATGGCAGTAACCAATAGGGAGCAACGATGATGTTGCTTTCCTATGATGTTCGATAGCAGATTCACGATCACGATCTTCGCGCTCGGATGCTTCATCGAAGATGTCTGTCATTTCACTGTCCCATCGAAGGCGGCATAACAGGCTTCGAGTCCTGCCCTGATAGCATCTGCTCTGGCAGCTTCCCTTGCAAGAAATTCTGCATCCTCTCTTGAAAGCTCTCGCCCACTGGCACCCTCACACTCAACTCCGGGCGTGTCGGACAAGGTGGCGGAGCGCTTTGGACGGTCGCGCAGGCTGATAATAGCAACGTCAAGATGATGCTGCACTTCTGCCAATTTCTCGGCTTGATTTTTTGTGACTTCACTTACTCTCTCCTGCCATTGGATTTCGGTATCTCTAGCCTTCTGTAATGCCTGAGCGCGTTCGCTTTCCAGCTTCGCTACCATCCGATTGTGTTCAGCATTACTACCGCGGGCGTTCCAATAGAATCCATTGAGGACAAATGCGACGAGCAAAACAAGCAACGCCCACGGGTTGAACATAATTAGCCAATCCTTTTTGTTGCACGAATGCGGCCATAGATTGCCATTACGCCACCGATGACGCCAACAACGGATTCTGCAAGACCATCGGTGTTACCAATGTCAAATCCCGCTGCACGTGCAACTGAAGCGAGAATCGAAATAACTGCACCCCAAATGGTGACAGATGTTAATGCGCTTTTTGTATCCATAAGAGTCTCCTTAAATAATAGTTTTGCCAGAATTGGCCTCAGCCAAAGTTAATCCTCCGCGATACTGGCAATGCGCGGTTTCTTTCAAACTTCCAGACCAGCGTCCAGCCCATTCAAGGCCGACGCTTTCCGCAATAGCACCACATTTCGCATAGAGTTTTTTGTCAGCCCATTGCGGCTTTCCATTGAGCATTGGTACAAAGTCAAACGCTGCATGGAAGTTGTGCCAGCTTTGGCCACCACGGGCATTTGTAACGATCTTGCCTGGTAAGGTGCGCCCTATCTTGTATAACTCATCCTGTTCTGCTGGTGAGCGATAGGTGCAGTAGATAAGCACGTCAATACAAGCAGACTCACACTCAGATAAGAAAGCCTCTGCTCTCTCACGTACTGGCAGAACTAAATCAAGCAGGCTTCTTGAACTCATCACCGACTCCTTCTATCGAACAAAATCATCCCTGCGTTACCGGCAAGAAATGCCCAAATTGAAATATTGCTATAGGTAGCATTGCCGGTTATCAGATAAATCAGCGCACTGGCCGCAGCCGCACCAAAGGCGACATAGCTGTAGCCAAATCCTGCAAAATGAATCGCGCCTTTTTTATGGTCTTTGTAATAAGACTGGTAAACCACACAAATAGAGCGAACCATGATGACGCCAGCCAGCGCGCAGGCGATAAAAATCGGCACCATGTCATTCATTTGTCTGCCCTCCCCGCGAACCACTTTCGTGCCCACGGCAAGTGCACACCACCACCAATGGCGGCAGAAACGGCAAGGCGCAGCGCGTCTGGATCAACGGTTTTCGCCCAATCGAAATACCCAACCATTGCCGCCGATGCGATAGGAGAGAATATGCCTGACAGGAATGCACTACCTGCTACAAGTGCAAATATGCGCAGCGGCGTTCGCTGAGTCGGCTTAGGCGGCACATGCAGCAGCGCGACCAGTCCGGCGACGAAACCGATCAGCATCGCGTCTGGATACATGCCTAGAAATATCCCAGCAGCTGTTGCTGCCGATGCTGCGGATACGCCTGTTGTTGTCGATGATGTCAGCATGTCAAAATGGCTCATTTGGTTTTGAGTATTTAGCGGAAATATAGCTTGTGAAGCAGTGGTCAGGATCGCCAATTTTGTCAAAAATCCAGTCAATCACTGGGCGTGAGATTCGCCCAACCCATCTGCCTTTTTGCTCCATTCGGTAAGATGCACTGGATATAGTATCGAACTCTGATCCATAGCCTAGAGTAATAATCTGATATACCAGCTTGTCAAACGCAATAAGGATTTTAAGGATTCTATTCTTCATTCCATCCCCATTCCTTTCCGTATGTCACTCAGAATTTTAGCAATTAGCCTTGATACCAAGTGTGCCAATAGAAACCCAAAAATCACACCGCATAGGAACTCCATGAATCATCTTATTGCCGCCATTCTGAATATACCACCAAGCATGTGCAGCGTTGGTGTCAATACATATTCGATTAATGCCCACCATATCAGGCCAGTGGCGATGCAGAGCAATATCCAGTCCAAAACTAGCCTCCAGCCTGTAAGACGTGATTCATCAATGCGGTCCATAGTTAAATCCTCGGGCTTGCCCAATATTTTGTCCTGTTACACCTCTAGCACTGGTTTCATCTGATTGAACACGTAAAAGTATTCCTAATCGTCCATTCAGTTTCCAGCCAATGCCTGTTTGTAATATTGCTTTAGCTGTCTCTGATGAACTCCAACGCACAGAGATAAATACCCCAAAAGGAAGCGAGAAGCGTACAAAGAATACCGAATTAAAAAACAAACTCTGCTGTCCGGTGATTCTTGGTTTGAAATTCCACTTCCCATTCTCTTTGAATAGCCATGCTATGCCTATTGATTTGATGTACTTATCGTCTATAGCTGTAGCATTACCTAGCCAGTAAAGCCAGAACGGTTCGCCTTTGTGTTGAATTTCTGTGATTTTCATATTATCCAACTCCAAAAGACGCTACAGCAAGAGCACCTGCATCTGTACCACCAGAATTTGATGCCGATATTGATTGTGAAGTAACAGATGATGCGTAAGAGGCAGATGCACTACCGAATCTCTGAGCTGCATTCACCACATCGTAATTCTGGCTAACTCCTGCTGACCATACTGTGCTTGCGGAAGCACTATTTACTGAATTACAAGCTATGACAAACCCTGGTCCGGGAATGTTTATTGTAGTATTGTATGGGGAAACTGAGGAAACACCAGCAGTAGCATAAGCTGATGCTGTTGTTCTGCCTGTGATTCGATAGACGCTTATTGCACATCCATATTGATTCTGGCTGAAATTAACCACTACATCGCCTGTAGTGCCAGATGGAACCATCGCCGCATATATTGTCGCAAGTTGATAATGACCTGAAACTGTCGAAACTTGTTCTTTTATTTTTGTTGCTGATACACCGCCTATCGTACAAGATGATATAGCAGTAACAGTTGCCGTCGCCATAACTGCGACCACAATCATACGTGATGAATCTACTGCACCAAAATTCTGTGATGTATAGGTATAGACAGTCTGTTGTAAGTTGATATTTGATGATTGTAAATAAGAGCCATTAAAATAGCTCTTTCCATACCCGTCACTCATTGAAATAGCGCCAGATGGAACTCCAAATAGAGTACGAACCGCCGAATCATTCAAACTGATTATTGCAGTAGAAGAAAGATTTAGCTCTGTATTAACCTGGCTCATGCTGATTTGGCCAGAAGCAGGGAGAGTCATTTATTAGCCTCCAATGCTGCTACACGTTCCCGAAGCATTACCACTTCCTTAGCAAGTTCAATACAAGCTGAAAGAGCCGCATTACCATAGGCTATACCTAACTTTCCATCAGATGAAGCAACAACTGCTTCAGGCATGACTTCTTGCAATGACTGAGCAGAAACACCCACCTGAGTCATTTTTTCATCTGTACGGTCATAAACACCAGATTTGACATTAGCCAAACGTTGCACAAAGTTGTAGCACAAGCCTCTCCAATTTGTTTTTACTCGCTCATCAGAGTAAGCAGTAATATTTCCGCTAGAATAGATTGGTCCTGAAAAGTTAAATGTTGCTGAATCCCAATAGATGTAGCGAGTATTAGTGTTACCAAACCATATTGCTCCTGTGGTTGGAGTACTTGTACGAATGGTAAATATGTCATCAAATGTGACTGTTTGATTCCTAAGTGCATAGTTTGCGGCAGCTACACCACCTAATTGTGATGCGTTTGTTGCGTTCGTAGCGTTCGTGGCGTTTGTAGCGTTAGTGGCGTTAGTTGCGTTAATAGCATTACCCGCAGTAAGCCCAGTAGCAGTACCAGTCAGGTTAGTAGCTACCCCTGATGACGGCGTGCCAAGTGCGCCGTTAATATCTACCTTTGTGGCAATAGCCGTAGAAATCGCATTAAATTCATTATCTAGTCCAGTGCCGGTAATAATTTTGTTCGGGTTGCCATGCAATAGCGCATCCTTAGCAGCAAAATCAGTGATTTTTGTATAGTTACTCATCTTAATTTCCCGTCTTTGGTGAATAAATCAATCTTCTGAATTGAAAAACTATATCCAGATATTTCAACTTCAAGTCCGAATTGCAGAACTTTCCCTGATTTTGTACCATTGACTGATACAGTGCTTATATCTGTACCACCTGAGTATTCATCAATTCCATATTCTGCAATGCCATACTCTGCAATAGTAAATCCACTTTGAACTGTTGTCGATTGAGAACTATAAATGCTTGAAAAATCATAAGCCCATTTTACAACAATTGGCTGTGATGAAAGGCCAATCAATGTAAGTATGATTTTTTTTAGAATTGATGTTTGAATAGGATTGCCAAAATCAATCCATGTTGTAAAGTACGATAGTCGATATGTCGATGTGTTGTCTAAATATCCAGAATACTTCGCCAGATTACCTGGCTCTCCAAGATACAAAGTTCCACTTTTCGATTCACAAAATGCCTTCGGATTGATCCCATTCCATATTGTTGCTCTTGACGAACCATCCTGCAATGGATGGCGCATATCGAAGCAATAAGTAACGCTTGAAGCTGGAAATGTAAGCAGATAAAACTGATTGCTTCGAGAATAAATAGATTTGACATTATCCAGATTATCGAATCTCGAATATGCGATAACGTCATCATTGACATTCTTGCTTATGTTCCGAATTGGTGATGATTTTTCCTGAATAGTTCTCATTAACGACCTTACACCATCATTCGACAGGAAAATAACATCCTCTCCAGTATTCTGCACAGAATCTCTCGCAATGCACCCAATGCCATTGATGCTATCGCTTAATGTCATTGTCGATGGTGTAGTAGCACCAGAATAAATAAGTATCTGCTTGCGACCAAAGATAATCAGGAAATTATTGTGTGCCGCAAGTGCTACGATCTCATCCCCACCATCAGGCCATACACCTAGCAGGTTCAAACTACCAGATGAGCCACCACTCCATACTTGCGGCGTAATAACATCGCTCCACTTAACCGTATTCTTATCTGTAATCGTATCGGCAACCCATATTCGACCGTAGGCACTTATTCCTACATTTGCCTGTGGGATTGTTCCTGTATAACTTGAATGTTCTGACATTCGCCTGAATGTCGTTGTGGAAACAGCAGGGTTATATATCAGCGGATCATAGCCACGCTGAAAGAAAATCCCGATCCCGTTTAGCTGTGTAAATGTCCAGTTGTTAGCAGAGATTGTTGGTGCGACTCCGCCACCACCATAAGTCAATGTGGTTAGTGTATTGCCAGATAGCTTGAACAGAAACCCATTACCAGCAGCAAGAATGGTTGATGTTCCGTCATTCTCTATTAGTTCGCCAATGCAGGTAATGTTCGCATTACCTAAATTGGCATTTGCGCTATGGATTGTTGCCCACCCGTTGCGAGCGGCGATACGCCCTGCTTTGTCGATAATACAATTCGTTGCTTCAAGGGCGAAGTTAGGCGACAGGTCAACAGGTGCATCCTGCTTGTTTATACCCATGAATCCTGGGGCAGATATTGAAAATGGTGTTATCGTCTGAGCCATTAAACAGGTACCCAAACATCGTTTTCAACAAACCGCGATGCCTCAAGCGCAATCTGATCTGCAAGTATTCCCTTGTAAAGCCCATAGGCTTCAGAGCTTGATAATCCACCATCCTCACCACGCTCTACCAATGCACGGGCATACGCACCCATTTCTATAGCTTCACTTGGCAGGATAAGAACATCAGAATCATTTACTAATTCAGGTTGCTGTACATACAGATTAAACTTCAACGAGTATGCACCATTTGGCGTAGGGAATAGCTCTACTTTGCTATCCGTACCGTCATTACCGTTCCATGCGTAATAGTTTGGAGGCGAATTGCTCACCGATGCCAACTGTTGTTGATCGAATATCCACTTTATCGGGACGTTATATAGTGGATTTTTATTGGTTATATTGTTAGCTGATATATGCTTTGGTTTTAATCCTGAACCTGTAAGGACATAGGTAGATACGCCAACAGCCGTTGTCAATGGAAGCGTTTTAGACATGGCATCCCATTTCCACGCATCTTCTACCTGTCGTTTGGCGTCATTCACAAACTTGCCAATAAGCCGAGAATAATCAGTGGCAGATACGGAAGTTACTTGATCCTCACGCAGCCTAGCTAATACTGAGTTAACAATCTGTAGATACGTCATTGCTGTGCTCCCATTAGCATTCCTTGGATTACACCGCCTTGGTTTCTTGTTATATCACCAAGCATTCCTTGCGGCCTATTTATTCCTGCTTGCATCAGTTCGGCTAGTCTAAGCTGATTACCTGGCATACCAAGTTCTGCCAATCTAGTTTCTATACGCTTTCCACCAACCCCTTCCAATCTATTTAAGAGGTTATTTATTAGGGAAACTTTATAGTTCACAAGATTTGGTGCGCGTATCTCTTTATTCTCGGATGCACGAATTGCATCCAGTGCTCCATGCATACCTTCCTGATTTCGCGCAGAAAGTTCCATACCTGATTTTAGGTCGTTAGCTATAGCGTTAACGACTGCCATTTGTTGAGGACTTAATACTTTACTAAGGTCTCCAGATTCATACCTTGGGTATCCTGTTGATCTCTTTAGCAACGCATTCTCACCGCGACCCAAAACATTTAAGAAAGCATTAACACGCTCTCCGCCACCGGGCTTTTCGAGGATAGACGCCATTTCTTTAATTACATTTGCTTGATTGACTGGCTTTGATAGTTCAGAGTACAACTTTCGTGCTATGCGATATGCTGGGACTCTTTCTTCAAAAGCATTTATAAAATCGGATAAAACTTCCCTTGCTGCTGCTTGTGAATCACGACCAATCCCTTTCGCTGGGTCTGCTGCATTAGCTATGTCAGATAATGCACGTTTTATGTAATGCAAAGATTCTCCAGTTATCTTTGCTTGTTGAGCAGGAGCATCTGTCATTATCATTTTCCCACTAGCGTCTAAAACTCCAGAAGGAACCTGACCTCCTGGAATACTCTGCCCAATAATGAATGGTCTACCTTCTATCTTTGCTATTCTTGCGGCTGCCTCCATCGTCCCTGGAGGCATACGATCAAACAGATTTGCTAGTTCTTGGTCTATATCAACAACAGTTTTTGATGCCTTATCGTAATACTTTCCACTCAATGCAGTACGACGTGCTTCTGCTGCCGCTAAATCAGGAGATATTGCTTTCAATGCAGCCAGACGTGCTTCCTCTTGTGCACGAGATAGATTCCCATATTCAGAACCTTTATTGCCTTTCATTAAATCCATTAAAGCAGAAAATTCAGAGCTTTTTGCTGGAAGCGCTGTTACAGCAGCAATATCATTTGTGCTACCTGTATTTAGTGCATTAACAACATCTTGCGCCCTTTTTCCAGCGGCTTTTACAGCAAGTTTTCCAGCAGAAGAATCAGTAGCTCTTTTTGAAATAATAGGCGCAACTATATTCCCTAGACCTTGAGCAACACTTCCGATTACTGGAGTTAAAAGTCCTCCAGTAGCCATACCTATTCCAGTATTCAGTACATGTTGCTGTGCACCTTCCTCTCCTGATATTCCTGTAGGAGAAGTTAATCCAGCTATTCCACCAATTACAGTGCCTTGCTTCATTAAGCCGCCAGCAGTTTTAGCGGATGGAAGAAGTTTTCCTAATTTTAGGAATGCAGGAGAAAGCACCGTCCCACCAAATTCAGCTAAATCTCCAACTGCATTTGTAGCGTCAGATTGTTTTTCTTTCCCTTGTTTAACCAATTCTGACATTGTTTTATTGTTTTTCGCAAAATAGTCTCCTATGACACCCGGTATCATCTCCATTGCTCCCAATACCGGAGAAGCAGCACCAGTAGCGAACCTTATCAGTGGATTCGCAGCGAGACGGTCAGGGTCATACCAATTAGATTTATCTTGCTCTGGAGCAGGACTCTCTTGTAGAATTTCAGGATGTTCATTTACAAACGATTCTACCAATGATTTCGCTTGCTCTGGCGTAGTTCCATCTGGAACATTAAATCTCCCAATACGACCATCCGGCATCCGAAATTTAGCGATAGGCATTATTCAATCCCCAAGAACTCTACACTACCTTTATTTTGCATTACTGGTGCAGTTTTAGATGATTCTCCCATTGCAGCACTTAATATATTGCGCTTTGTTTTTATAAAATTTTTTACATATCTCATTGCACTAGCTGCTGCTGATGGACTTAGACCACGTCTCAATGATGTTAATTGTTGAGTGAATTTATCCCACTCTTGAACCTGCATTGAGCCGAATGATTGCCCAACTCTTTCCTTTGCGTCAGCTAGGTTTGCCATCATCACTTGGTTAGTAAGAGATTCAAGCGCGGCATTAGCATCAACAGTATCCTGCTTCATTGCAATTACTGGTCTAAACTGGTTATACTTCCCGAATAAAGGTTCGGCAGCACTTTTAAGTTTTCCAGTTCTTTCGTCATAGAGTTTGTTAATGTTATCTTCTACCGCCTTAAACCCTAGTTCAGCAAGATTAGCAGCGGCTAATTTTTCTGCTCTAAGTTTAGCACCCGGAGTTGCCGCCATAGAGGAATCATAAGTCTGTTGATCTATCATTCCATTTTCCAGTTCCCACTTTAATCTCGCTTCTCTTGTTAGGTTTTTAGGCGGAGCGCCTCCACCAGCAGCACCCCCCATACTTAATCTTATACCAGCAGGAATTTCATAAGGCGCACTAACTGGAATTGCTGGTGCATTCGGATTCTTTTTATCAATTAAAACTTTCTGACGCCAAGCGGGTTTACCTTGTACGCCAGCTTCAACTACCTCCATATTTGGGTTTTCAGCAACAACAAGCACTGATGGGTCTTTCATTCCGCCATCTACGTATTTTTTTATAGACTCTGGTGTAAATTTAGATACATCAATCTTGGCTAATGGGCTTGCCTCTGAATTAGCCTTATGGATATTTGCTAGTATTTGAGATTTCTCAAGTGCAGCTTTAACTTGTTCAGCTTCAATGCTATTTGCAAGCAAACTAAGCTGAGCCTTCATTTTCGGGTCTTGAATTTGCAATGCTCTCTGACGAATTGATTCTGGATCACTCATGTCTACACCCTGTAGCATTGCTTCCTGATTCCTCGCTGCTACTACTGATGCAGGTTCTATCCCCATTAAACCTGTGCCAAGCCCTACAGCCCCAGTTCCCATATTTGCATAGGCTTGCGCCATAAGCTGTCCGGGTGTTCCAGCGGCATTGTTAAACGCTTGCTGCGCAATAGCATCCTGTTTTTGATATTGCTGTTGCCATGCCTGTTGTGGAGTTAATCCAAACAAGCCAGCTACTAAACTATTAGTTGTATCTGCCATAATTAGCTCCCAAATGGCACAAGTCTAAATTGAGTTGGGTCATAGGTTGGCTTACCGTAGTTTGGATTAAGATAATCACTTAACATCTTATAACCAGACTGTAGAGCAGTTCCAAGTGGACTTATCTTATTAACATCCTCCATAGTGCGTGCTGCATTAGTCAATCCATTAGCCAAAAACAATCCAGACTGAGCATTTGATGCTGTTCCCTTAGCACCAATGTTAATGCCTGCATCCATTGCATTCTGGCCTAATTTCTCAATATCTACTGCTCCACCAAGTGCAGTGTTATATGGGTTGAATGCAGCTGATTGTGTTCCATACATGCTATTCAGCATATTACCGCCAGCATTTACCATATCCCTACCAAACCTAGCGTAATCCATTCCTGCTTGAGTGGCTCTTGCGGCTAAATCCAAGTCTTGCTGTCTCAGTGCATTGTAATAAGCTGCATATTCTGGATTCGTAGCCATTTCTCCATCACCGCCTCCTATTGCCAATCCGCCACGTCCCAGTGCATTCAATCTCTCACGTATATCTGCAAGCTGATTGGCTCTTGACGAAGCAAGTAATGCTTGTTGTTCCTCCATGTACTTCTGTGCTTGTTGCTGCGGAGTGGTCGATAGGTAACTATTACCAAGTGCCATCATTGTATTTGCAGCCTGCCCCATCGGCGCTGTAGCAGTTTGTGCATTCTGATACTGATTAAGCAGATTTCCGGTCATGCCCATCAGTTGATTTTGTTGTGCTTTGAGTTGCGGATTCAGTGAATAGCCAGCAGATATGAGATTGCCATTCTGGTCGTATCCAAATTGGGATGCTCCGAAATTGGTCGTTATTCCTACTGGACGGAACTTGGCAGCATCAGCGGCAATTCTTGCCGCTTCAATCTGTGCCTGTGCACTAGTTGCAGCAGCGTCTTGAGCAGCCCGTCCTTGCAGGTACCCACCAGCTAGATTCGCTGCTGATGCTAGGATATTTGTGCCATATTTTGACATCAGGTTTCCAACGGTATCAGTGATACCACCAGATGTTGCGGTAGAACCGTATGCAGTAGGGAATCTGGATGCTAATTCTTGTTGCGTGAATAATCCACCGCCAAGACTGGCAAGCTCATCCTCGGTAAATGCATTTGGGAATGTTGTTGCAAGTTGTGCTGCTGAATATAACGGTTGTCCAGAAGCTGATAAACCTACAGATGATAATGCTGTCGGATTTTCTACTCTTATCCCACTTCCACTATAGTCAGGTGATAGTCCGCCTGCTGATGGATTTACTCCACTACCGCTATAAACTGCGCCAGGTGAAGTAAACAGCCCACCAGGATTGGTTAATTTTGAGATATCAAATCCAGCAGGAGTAAATCCACCACCTGCTCCATAAGCCCCAACACCAGCAGCAATAGCACCTAATACATTACCATGAACCGCATTATCAACAGCAGTTGCAGCTAGGGCAGGAACTTGCCACCATCCAGGTACTACAGAAGCTATCTGAGCAACTGGCCTAGCTACAGCACCAACAGCCTTTTGTATTTTTGATACAAAGCTACATCCCATGATTTTTGCTCCTATAGACTAGCCAGTAGTCATTTTCATCTTCGTCATACTGTTCATATCCAACTTTAAGCAATATGTCCCTAATCCTTACGTCATGGGTAGAAGCATAAAGTCCGATTCCTTTGAATTCATTTGTTACTTTCTTTATTGCAGTTACTACGCCCTTAGTGAATTTATCAAACAGCAGCCATCCTCTTACATTACCTTCAAATCCGAATTTCTCAAGAACAATAATGGCATCTTTAAATTCATGAACATCAGCACCATTAGATGTCATCTCAAGAAAATCATTTACGTGCTTCTGTAGCGTATCTCCTTCATAAAACTTTGATCTACGCTTTACTAACCATTCTTTAAGATTACTCAACTTTCCCCATTTGCCTTAATTGATCGATTATTTCCTTTGTCGGCTCAATGACCTTGCCATCTATAATTACAGCGACAAGACCGCCATTTTTATCGCCAACAAGCATTCCATCATCGCTAACAAAGTAGACATCACCGCCAACCTGTGCAATGCCATTTCTTACAACAATCGGACCTTCATCTGATTGAACAACGCCATTAAAACGAGTTCCAGAGAGCTGTTCTAATTGCTCCATAGGCGTATATGCAACCTGATTAGGTACAGGTTGCATCATCCCTTGCATTGGTGTATCCATTACAACTCTCCAATAGCAGCGCTAGTATCCACTTTTGCTGGTTTGCCACGCTTCTTTAGCACTTCTTGCCCGGCTTCTTGGTTGGCATTTTCATTGGCATTGGTTTCTTGTACTTCATCTTTAATCTCCTCATAGTGCGTTTCTTCACGCATAGATTTAATATCGGTCGGATCGCTGAATGAAACTGTATTGCCAGATTGCTTACAGCGGAAAGTTACTTTCATTTTCCACGTACCTTCTTAAGATTCGGATTCTTGCGCTTTGCTGATGGACTTGCATTACGCGAAGCATTGGCAAGAATTGCACCAGCACTCTTCAAAGATATACCTTCTTTCTTTGCGATGCTCCTTTGCACAGATTTAAAGCTCATATTTACTCCAAATGTTAACCCCCGCCGAAGCGGGGGTGGTTATTCAGATTACACTATTATGCAGGCACAACGATTGCCATTGAAGCATAATCGCGCAGTTCAGCAGTACCAAAGATACAATCAGAAGTCACCAGATAACCAAGATATTCCTGCTTGTATTGCTGTTGAGTACGAACTGATTGTGCTTCGGCAAGTACCATCGCATCAGGATGAACCATCAGGCAAGCGCGATACTTGGTATCAGAACCACTTGTCCAGTTAGTCGTTAGACCGAAATCATCTACGAAAGCTGCACCTGTTGGCGCAGCAGAGGCTTGTACCGTATCATCAGTAATAACACGACCTGCTTGAAGGCCAGTCGCACTGTTAACGTGAATCCACGGACACACACTGGAAGAATAAACCTCTACACCATACAGATTACCAATACGGCCAGTTCTAATGGCCTTGCCATCACCAATAAATGCTTGCTCAGTGAATCTAGCAATACCACGTAGAGTTTTGATGACAGTAGGAGGAACAACTAAGGCGCATTCGCCAGTATTTACATCAGCATCCTCAAGTTTTTGCATAACTTGACGTAAGCCAGCATCAGTCAATGCTGTTCCATTGCCCGTATTAGTATTAGCTGTGCCAGAGAACAATGTTGAGCCATCTCCGCCAATTACGGCATTCTCATACAAAGTTGCAGCAGATATTGTTCCACCTTGAGCTTGTGCTCCAAGCATGTGAAGTTCAGCATCTATCCGTTTTGCCAGAGCATAACCTGCATCTTTGGTATAAAACTGGCGCATACCATTCAAAGCAAGAAGATCAGCAATATCCTCAAATAATTTGGAATACTCATAGTGCTTGTTAATGCTGATAAGGATTTCGCCTGCATTATCAGCAATCAGATTAACCTGAGTATTAACGAGTTTTGCCGATGCGCTCCCACGACCAGGTTTCGGTCGATGGATGACATCGCCTTTATTCTTCTGGTGCTGAAATACCTCGACAAGATTACGCATGACGGTTTTTGCCTCATACGTTGCAATA